ATCTTATCTGTTCTTTGATATTCCTTTGATGATTCCGCCAATCTAAAAATATCTTCTTCTGTTAAAGTTCCTCCAGCTGCAATACTATATCTTGCCCTTATTTCACTAACTTTCATTGACAAAATATGTCCTCTATAAGTAGTATCTCTAAAATCAGGGAAATCAGAATAAGAATAAATTGCATTTTCAGGTCTAATCCATTGAACATGAACTTCACCTTCTTCATCCATCCAAGTATAAGTACAAACTAATCCAACTTCAGCAGAATCATGTAATAATCTTTGTTTTAAAACATCATTCCATCCATTAGCTTCTAATACATTATTGCAACCAATACTATATAAAATTTCTTCTGGTAAATGGTTAAATTCCATTATCCATTGATCTAATTCATCTTTATCTTCTGCAACAAATTGATCTTTTGGTATAAGTTCTATACCAGATTGTTGTTGTAATGCAGCTAAATTTTCTTTATTCCTATATACAAACTCCATTTCATCAGCAGCTGCTTTTTTCATCATTGCTGATGCTGTATCATTAGCAACTACACTAATCTTTTCTTTACGACTCATCCATGATCCAACTAATCTTGCAACAATGGTATTACCAATAATAATTGATTTCCAATTAATATTTACAAAGTTAGCTTTACTATTCATTTCCAAACGATCCATAAACACACTCATGTCTATTTTACCGTTTGCAATTTGTCTATTTTTTTTAAATCTATTATTTCTTAACCAAAAATAAGTTTGGTTTCCGTAAATTGTAGAATAGATGCTTTGTGCAACATTTTTACCATATGCATAATCTTTTTTAGATGATACATCTGTAGTAATTTGAAACTTTTTTAAGGCTTCGCCATTGCTATTTGCTGCTGATATGAATAACGGACTATCTGCCAATGTGATTGTATTTTACGTCAAATATACTAAATATTAAGAATTTAGTAAAATTTTTAATTAATTGAACTCTGGCTTATAGCTTCTAACCAATGGTTCCCGTTTAATTTGTTTTTGAACTGGTTCCATAAGACATACAATTAACATTAAAAATGATACCGTTTGGTCAAAATCAGTTCTATTGTTTGGATCAAACTTTTTGGCATCTTCTAACAAGTTTTCAAAATCTATGGAATCTATATGTGATTCAAAATACATAATTCCAACATCTGTCTGCTTAGTTAAGCTAAACGGAGTTGTTGGGAAACCTTTATGTCTTTCTGCTGATTCTCGTTTAGAAGGATCAATTGTTGAAAGTGGGTAAGAGCCTAAATAACCAACCCTACCTCTATCTCTAAAATATGATAAATAATCATCACTATTATGCTCATACCAAGCTTGATAACCATAAAATTCAGCCGCTAAAAGAACTTGCTCATGCAATGTTTCTTTAATTTGTGGTCTACCGTACAAATGACCTATTGCCTTACCTGTATTACCCGGATCTAATAAATCATATCTTCTACCAATCCAAGCTGATGCTTTTGAACCGTACTTACCACCTTGACTATTGCTGTAACCGTCAATTGCAATTGCGCCATCTGATACCCTACCCGGCTTTCTAGTTTTAACATCAAATGTATGCTTATTCTCTTCGCCCGGTTTTGGGAATTGAGTTATAACCCAATGAAAATCTTCTTCTTTATCATTAATATTTCTCCATCTTACTGTTTGATCAATATCTCGGTAAAAAATAATATGCCTTTTTAATACAGGGTTTTCTTTTAAATATTGCTCCCTTGCTCCTATATTCATTACATTAAAAATACATTTATCGGAGTCTGTGCTAAACGCTTCATCAATTGTCAATGGTTCTTTTCTAACACGAGCAGACAATGCTCTTGGGTTATTTTTAACCGTTTCTCTATCTGCTAGAATTTGGTCTAAAGTTTTATTTTCATCAGGGAATCCAAAGTCGTCAAAGTTTCTAGTTCGCTTTGCAGACATAAAAAATCTATAAAGACCGCTTGAAGTCGTTCCATTATCTTGCCTTTTGTCTTGATTACTTTCCTCCCATAATAATTTAAACGCATCTTGAACACCATCTTTTTCTGTAGTTAATTTCTCTACTGTTGTAGTATATAAAGCCTTTCCAATAATCTTACCTTCATCATCTAGCAAACAATAACGCACAACTTCGTGTCTGTCATAGACATTAACCTCTGTTGTTTTACCGCACTCATCCGCCACATACCTATGAAGCTTTTGTCCATCATAAGCAACTGTATCTGCCGATTGATGGTCAATAATTGAACCTAATTCATCTTTGTCAACACTATCTTCTGCTTTCTTACCCCTTACGTTTGTCTTTTGGAATCTCATTTCTGTTTTAGGATTAACACCCAAAGACATATCATATTCTGGTCTAAAAAACTTAGGTAATCTTCTAAATGGATTTACTACAGTCTTAGCAAAGAATTTTTTGGCATCAGATCCTGTTTTAGACTGAATACCTCCGTTTGTCATCTTAGTTCTAGTAATGTATTCAGAAACAAATAAACCAGCCACAAATGATTTACCAAAACGTCTTTTAGTTACTTCAAGCATCCCCATACACAATGGATCTTGAATACAATAGTCCATAAAATAGAACTTTTCTAAATCTGGAATACGAAACTTAGGATAACCAATATCTATAGGCCACCACTGTAAATATAAATAGTGTAAACCAGTTAAAAATAATGGCTTCCCATTGTTCATGTACCAAAAGCCATTTAACCTTCTATCCCACTCTTGTTTCTTATATTCTTCTAGCCTCTCATCATAAAACTCGGCTTCATCATCTTTTTTCTTTTTGTCAAATTCATCCCACTTCTTCATCGTATCTTGATACCAATCTGGCAAAGCAATCCTTTTCCAATATTGCTCTGATTCAGTTTCAGATCTTTTATATACACCCCTAAATTCAACTTGTTTTGTAATTATATTATAAACATATCCCTCTGGAGGTAAATTACACTTTAACCCCTGAATGTCTATAATACTACCACCTTCAATTTTTTCGTACATAATTAATATCTTTTGCCAGCTAATTCGCCTACTGCATCGGCCATGTTTTCTGGAGAAAATGGCTTTCTATTAACTTGAACTACTTCTTTTTTATCGTTAGTTTCTTGATTAATACCAGCTAATACTTCTAAAGCCTTAATTGAAGCTGAAATTGTTCCAGCATCTACCCATATTTTTTGTAATCTTTCAAATGTCTTAATTTTAGGATCATCAATATCAATTGCAGTAAGACTTGTTTTATTTAACAATTCAGCCATTTCATTAGCTTTTCTATTAAGTGCATGATATAGTTTACCTATCCCATCTTGTTGATAATAAGCATTTTTACCTTCTAAATAAGCTATTTGTTTTTCTAAATCCTTAATCTTATTTTCTAATTCTGCTGACATTAATTTAATTTTTTAGCATCTGAAATATTATAACCAATCAATAAATCTCCTTTTACAACTTTTTCAGTCAATTCATGCTCAACCGAAATTACTTCGTTTCTATCGTTGCCTTCTGGATAATATCTTAATCTTATAATTTTACCTTCTGTCCCATCATCATTTTGATATATAATTTCATAATCACTTGATATTACAGTACCTACAACATTGCCTGCTAAATCTCCGCTTGTAACGTAAATTTTATTTTTAACCAATTTAGGTTCAATTCCTTCTAAGAAACCAGTGTATGGTTCAAAAATCCTTAACCCAGTAATAAAATTATTTAAAGCGTTCCATGTGGAACCTTTTTCCTTTCTCCACATAAAGCACTCTTCAATTGGTATTGAAAAATATTGCATGTCAGAAGATGCTTCAGCTGTTGGTTTTTGATAGTTGAAAATTTTATAAGTGTCATGAGTAGCATTATGGTGAATTAAAATTTCAGAACCAACAGGTATTCCGACAGCATCAACTACTTCCGCGTTTACTGGCTTAACATAACGCATGTTAAAATTATCATATACTCTTTCTAGTTTAATCTTTGTGCCATCTTTAAACGTATGGCTGTTTTTACTTTCTAAATCAACCTTAATGATTACTCTATTACTTGGAGCTTTCAATTTCATAATTAATTAATTTAATTAAAATTACACGATTTTTTATATCTACCAAAATTTATTATATTTGTATTGCCCAAAAAAAAATTTATAACAAAAAAAACAATTAAAAAATGGCAAATCATGTAGCAGTTTATGTTTATCGTAGAAACCAATACGATTTAACGAACCCTAATGGAACACCTGCAACTAGCGGTGTATTATTTTCATTACCAACCGTTGGATTACAAGTTCAACCTACTACTGTAGTAGCAAATGGCGTACAAATGAATTCATTAATTCTTATGTATCCAAGTGGTCTTAATCAACCAGCTGAAAAATTATATAGCGATGCATCAGTTGCTACTTTAATTACAGCTATCAATGGTGGTGGTACTGTACCAACAACAACTACGACTACAGCAGCTCCAACTACGACTACAGCAGCTCCAACAACTTCAACAACTACAGCAGCTCCAACAACTTCAACAACTACAGCAGCTTAATTTAAAAAAATTTAAAAACAATCAAAAATATTAAAAAATGGCAAGTATAGTATCAATTACAGCATATCAAAGAAATCAATATGCTTTATTAAACCCTAACGGCACTCCTGCAACTTCTGGTATTTCTTACGGATTCCCAGTAAGCACAATTACAGCTTACCCAGCTCCTTCAGGAACAGTGGCAAACGGAGTGGTTATGAATTCAATAGTTGAAGTAGCACCTACTGGTTTAAACCAAGTACCGGTATTATTTTATACGAATTCTACTGTATCTCAAATTAATGCAGCAGCAAACGCTTAGTCTTAAAAAAACGTAAATTAGCCCCTTTTTAACGAGGGGCTTTTTTATTTTCTTTATGTACTGTTTTTAGGTTTTTGTATATCCTTTTAGCATCTTCTAATGTTTTACCAGCACCTGCTGCCATAAATACAGATAATCTTCTTAATTTTTTAGCTGCTTTATTATTCATAATTTAATTTTACCTCCCTTGACCGCGATATTGCTTGGGTTTTGGAGAATGTTTGTTATAAGATTTCTTTGCACTGCCTGTTTTTCTACTACCAAATGTTACCTTTCTTGAATCTGTTTTAACTTTTGCCATTTTATGTGTTATTTAGGATTAATTGGTACGAATATAAGCCATTTTCTAAATAATTTTTATTTAGGGTATGCCTACCAAATTTTTCTTTCCTAAAATCACGCAAACCTGCCGATACTGATGCTTCTGGAATATGAGTAATGGCTGAAATTTCACTAAGGGTTCTAAACCTTTGATCTTGCATAAGTTCCTTTAATTTAAAATGGTTTTTAGCTAATCTTTTACCATCTCTTTCATGAACATAATCAGTTCCGTCAAATACTAATTCTTGTTGCATATTATTGGGTTTTAAAATACTTTAAATCTATGTCCCCACCGTCCATTTTATTTGGGTAGATGAGTATGTCTTTATCGTAAAAGTTCCGCACCATACCATTGTGGTAAAATACGACTTTCCAAACGGTGTTGACTTCTGATCCGTAGTCAATCCAAGCAATTGCTTTTCCTCTTCCAAGTGGTGTTTCAACTTCTATAGGATTTATTAATTCATGAATATACATTATGCATTATTTTCGTCTTGTTTACCGGATAAAAGCTGTAAAGATGTAACTCTAGCATGCAACTGCGCAATCACTTCTTTTGTTTTATCGTTATTGTAAGTCTTTGCTTCTGGCTTACCTTCCATGTAAATCATTGTACCTTTTTTTAAGTAGTTAGATACATTTAATTTGTCTGTCCAATAAGCACATGAAACCCATGTAGTTTTATCTACATCTTCACCTTGTTGGTTTTTGAACTTTTCACTGTAAGCCATTGAAAAATTAATCACTGTTTTACCATTCACTGTGTTTACTACTGCATCTTGTCCTAATCTTCCGATTACTGAAATTCTGATCATTTTTTTGTTTTTTAATTATTAAAATATTACTTCTCCACCATCTTCATCTTTATATGGAAGCCATGATTGATTAGCTTCTTTTCTCTTCCAAAAATCAAGTCCTTTTTTATTCAACATCTCTTGTATAAAATCCCTTCCTTCAATAAAAAATCTTCTTCTATCCCAAATATACTCAACCATTACAAATCCTTTTCTACCAACGCTTTTCTTTTTAATTTTCTTAGAATGAAATTCTGCAACAGGACTTTTTGGATCTGTCTGTGCAAATGGTCTATGGTAAACGGTAATATTGTCCATTTTATTGTTCCACATAGCACCATCATTTATATCAAATACATCAGGACATTTGTAGTTACCACTCCTATCCCTTTCCATTAATTTTGGATGCGCAATAACCCAAAAATACACATCATTCTTCTTCGCAAATCTTGAAAAGTCAGCTAATAATGTTTCCAAATACTTATCAGTTCTACCACCAAAACCTTTGTAATCATTGGTCATTTGGTTAAATGGATCAATACAACAAAAGTCAACTTTCTCTTGCACAATCAATTCAAGAAACTTTTCTTTGATATACTGTGGGGTAGGCGAAAGCATCTCTGCGCTAATATAAAAAATATGTTTAGAAATAAAATCATATGCAGCCTCGTAAATATCATTAGCTGGTCTATTTGGGTTAAAAGGAGTACACTCGCATCCCAAAAGCATCTCTACAAAGTCATGAAAATATTCTTCCGCAGGCGTATCTTCAGGAGAGAATGTAGCAATCTTTTCGCCATACATGATGATTCTACTTAGCAATTGCGACTTTTGCCAAGCTGTTTTACCGTAGTTACCAATACCAGTAAGCAATGTAATTTCGCCTCTTTTTGGCTTAAAAATATAATCAAGCTCTGGAACGCCAACTCCCATAACCTTGTCAAAACCATTTTGATTGATAAGCAAAGCTTTATCCTTTACATCAATTCCATAAACCACATCTTCAACCCTGTAATTATCCCCTTTCTCATCTACAAATTCTTTCTTAACATCAATCTCATAGTTAGTAGTTTTATTAACCAACTTCTCCTTTTGTAAGATAGCCGAACCAGCAATAGCCCTATTTGCCCTATATCCGCTCTTTACAGCCCCTCTCATCTCTGACATAGTAAAGTCATTACTCACTAAATATTCGGCTGAAATGAGGCTTAAAGCGGCCTCCTCGTTGATTCCAAACCTACAACACGCAGATGCCAACTTAAAAATGTAAGTATTTCGCTCTCCAGTGACAAAAGCATCGTTTTTATTCGTAAGCCACTTTAGTATTCTACGAAAGTTTTCAGAATCGTCAATTGTTTCAATTTCGTTGACTACAACTTTTTCTATTTTTTTTGCTTTTGTAAAGACAAGAGCTTTTTCGTTTATGTAAATATCTGGATCAAAACTTTCGTAACAAACCCTGCTTACATTAATTCCGCTTCGGTCAATTTCCGGAAAAACCTCTTGTAATGATTGGAAATGCTCTCTGTGCTTTTTTCCATCTGCTATTTTAACCAATGCTTTTAATCCATTACCAGAAGGGCTAACCCAACAAGCGTACACAAAATCCTTTTGAATAATTTCAGTCTGCTTATCCCTTAAATCAGAAATATCATCAAAATCTAAAACTATAAATCCGCTATGTGAAACCAATTGTTCATCCTTTCTATCTGCCCCGAACTTACCACTAAAGCAAATTGAAGGCAAATTGAGCTTTAGCTTATTAGCTTTTTCCTTATCCAAAGCCAACCTAATATCTAAGACCAAAGCCTTACTTGCACCTAGTTTAATCCTTTCAAGTGCTTTTTCAACGGTTATGAAATGTGGTTCCTTGCTAAAAATGTTTTTAAAAATAGTAACTTGCATCGTTTTATTTGTTTAGTTGTTCAATCCTTTTTGAGTAATTTATGAAATCTTGATTTTGATGTAATGAACCGCTTTTTGGTGGCTCTGAATTTGATTTATAAGTTTTTTTTAGGTGGGGAAGTGTATTTTTTATTTTAGTTTTCCAAACTTTAATCTTCTTGCCATACCCATCATTCCAACCAGCATCTACCCAAGTTTGATATTTAGCTTTTAAAGAAAATTCATATTCAGAATAAACAGCCTTTAAATCATTCTCAACTACTTCCTTGCAATATGCTAAAAAATCATTTTCACTAGGTATATATTCTTTTATTTCTTTTACTTTACTTTCTTTTACTTTACTTTGCGGATTTTCTGGAGCAGAAACTCCGTCAGATACGGTATTATTAGTAGCGAATTTACCGTTTATGCGGAGTTGTTTCTTACTTTTATCTTTATTTGTACCTCTTTTTTCATAGACAGGTTTTAGCCTTTCATCTAGCGAATCTGAATTAATAAAGCCATTATTTAAGAATATCATCTCCAGTTTGATACAGTAATCCACCACATCCCGTATTTCTGTAGCAGAAACTCCAAAATCACCCGCCATTAGTTCAAATTCCACATCTGAATACTCAAATACATTACCATCAATACCAGTTAAATATTCTAAAGTCATTGACCAAATAGCATAACCTATTGCTCCAAACTTTGTACGAATGGCTTTAACCTTTCTATGGTTTCTCATATCCCTATCATGAGGGAAGTAATCGCAATAATTCTTTTTAGGGCGAGCCATTTTTTTATAATTAGTCGTTAGTTAAATCGGTTTTCAATGCCTCGTTAATACGAGTTATTTCTGCATCGGTAAATAATAATTTACCCTGCATCTTTCGTGATAATTCCGATTCTGGTATTTTTGCATTAAGTGACAGCCACCTTTGTGTACGGCCATCTAAAGCCTCTTTTATCCTTTCGTGAAGCCTTAATTCAGTTTTGATTTCCATAAATTTGTTTTGATTATTGGATGACAAAAATAGTGTTATTTTTTAAATACCCAAATATTTTTAACTTTTTTTTAAATTTATTTTGTGGTTTAATTAAATTAATTATCTTTGTTAAAATATTACTATGAAAACAGCAATGCAAGAATTAATTTCTACTTTTCATTTATACCAAAATAGTGCATCTACTTATGAAGAGCAGGAACTATTGTCATTTTATATAAAATGTGTGGAAGATTTGTTGAAAAAAGAAAAAGAGCAGATAATAGAAGCACACGCATTTGGTGCTGATGATGTTGATTCTAATGGCGGTTTACTTTTGAGAGGTGTTAAAAATGCAATTTATTACTACAACCAAACCTATAACCAAAACAAATAACTTTATGAAATTAGTAAAAAGAAAATATTCTAACCCTGCATCGTCTATGCCCGTTTTTGGTATTCCGGTTATATCTTATATAATACAAAAGTCAATTGGGATGATTAGTAATGGCAGAGATTGGTATTGGTTCATTTGTATTTCATTGACATTTTTAGGATGGTTAATAATAAATTTTAAATTAACTAAAAACAAATAATTTATGAATAGTTATCAAAAATTAAAATCAAGAATAAGAGAACTAGAAACAAAGTTGATGATAGTTTGTACTGATCCTAATAGTATGAATTCAATCTATATAAAGGCAGAGCAAAAATTAAAAGCTAGTTTAGAAAAATCTATGTGGGCAGGTAATGCAATTACAAAAGAAACTTATGGAAAATAGAGAATTGATATACGATTTAGCCAAAAGGTTAGACATGATTATAGAGGTTACAAAAGAAGGTAAATACATAGGCAAATACAGATTCATAAATGATAAACTACATAAACTAAAAGAAGATGAGAAATTCAACAATAATAGTGAAGAAAAAAAGGTGCGTTAGTTGCGGGAATATTGATTATCATTTTTCTAAAAAGATGTGCAAGCAATGTGCTACAGTGGTTTCTACGCAAAAGAGAATGGAAGAATTTGAAGATGATTCAGAAAGTTTTCAAAACTTAGTTGCAGATCTTGACCATGTATTTAGCCAGTATCTAAGAAATAAATATGCAGATAAAACAGGTATGGTAGAGTGTTATACTTGTGGTAATAAACATACTATAGCAGAAATACAATGCGGTCATTTTATGGGTAGATCAAATCTTGGAACTAGATGGATGGATGAAAATTGCAGACCTCAATGTATGGAGTGTAATTATTTCAAAACTGGGAATATTGAAGAATTTGAATATAAATTACATAAAGAAAATGGGGCATTAGTTGAATACCTTAGAGAAATAGCAAGACAAGCAGTAAGACCAACAAGAGATGAGCTTAAATCTTTGATCCTAGAATACAGGGCAAAGCTGAACTTAGTAAAAAAGAAATTTATTTAATTTTACAGAAGTAATTGTAGATTGGTGGTTTTAAGCAAATATACCCTCCTGTATTTCTATACTGGGAGGGTTTTTAATTAAATTAATTTTGGTTATTATATTTAATTAAATTAATTTTACAAAAAAATATAAAATGGCAAGAAAAATAGATCCAGAATCAGTTTCAAGTAAGGTAGCTGATTTAAAATTAAGCGAAAGTATTAGATTAAATAATCCATATACTTCAGTTATGGTTATGGTTTCAAATCTTAAAAAGAAAAAAGGACACGAAAGTAAAATGTTTAAAATTAAGTTTATTGAAGAAAAAACAATTGTAACAAGAATAAAATAAGTATTATGCACATCCAAACCGTTAACTACACTAGAACATTTAATTTAGGCAATTACTCTTCTGAAAAAATTGGTGTTGAATTTTCTCTTAATCAAGGCGAGTCTGCAAACAAAGCTCTTGACATTGCAAGAGATTTAGTAGAACAATATCATTCTGAAAATGTAAAAAGATTAAAAGACCTTTCAGAGTTTTGTGGAGTTCCTTATGATGATAAAATTTATCAAGAAATAATTCCAACTCAATCAAAACAAACATTAGCTGAAAAAACAAAAGCATTTATTGACTCTTGCAAAACGAAAGAGGAATTAAAAGCTTGGGAGTTAATGAGCAAAAGCAATCCTGAACTATTAGAACATTATAACAACAAACTAAACACACTTTAATGAACTGGAACGAAACACTAATCAGAGCAAGCTCTGTCGGTTATTTAATGACCGAACCTGTAACTAAAGCAGATAAAGAAGCTGGAGTATTATCAAAGACTGCACAAAAACATTTAATTGAAGTTTATATCGCTGAAAAATACGGAAGAAAGCGAGATATACAAACAAAGCAAATGAAGAAAGGCATTGAAGCTGAACAAGATTCTATTGATTTATTATCAATGTATCTTAAATTACCATTTAGCAAAAATGAAGAACGATTTAAAAATGATTTTATAACAGGATTGCCAGATATTATAAATGGCGATACAATTATTGACATAAAGTCAAGTTATGATCTTTGGACATTCTTAGGTAATATACCAGACAAGTTAGATAACTTATACTATTGGCAAATGCAGTCTTATATGTGGCTTACAGGCACAAGAAAAGCTACTATTGCGTATTGTTTAGTCAATACACCAGAAAGCATTATTCAACAAGAGAAATATTATCTACTTAAAAAGATGGATGTAATTTCAGAAGAAAGTCCAGAATTTATCAAAGAAGCAATGAAGGTAGAATTCAATATGACATTTGATGATATATCAATTAATGAAAGAATACTTACGTTTAACGTAAATAGAAGTGAAGATGATATTTTACGCATTGAAAATAAAGTTCTAAAAGCTAGAACGTTTTTACAAGAATTAGAACAAACGCATTTAAACTTTAATAATGAGTGCTAATATCATAAGTGCTGTTCAAAATTTAAAATTAGCTCAAGAACAGTTTGAGGATTTTTGTAGGCAATATCCTGAAACAAAAGGAGAAAAATTATTTAAAGTTTACGTTAGTAAAATTAATTGGATGTTTAATGATATTGTAACCCATCCATTTTTAACTGAAGAAGTAAGATCCGGTATTAAAAAAGAAATAAATAGTGATATATTTGCTATACCAGCAATCCATGAAAAAGTTGCATTGTTAACCCCAGAGCAAAGAGAAATGATTGAGCTAACATTAGACGCAATGCTTGACGGAGAGGAGGTAAAAATAGTAGATATAAAACATTTAAATGATGGAGGTTAGCGTTGTATATGAAGTAGCTGAAATAGTTTGTGACGCATGTTTAAATTATCATGTAGCAGTTATAGAAACTGATATGATTAAATGGTTTGATGAAAGTGTTGAAGTAAGATATTTAGAAGAAATACAATGTCCGCATTGTGAAAAAATGACAAAAATAAAAAGATAATGGCAAAGAAAAAAACAGAGATACCAAAAGAAATACAAGTTTATACAGAAGGATGTGATTTTTGTATGCAGTTTGATTATGATGATCCTCATGTAATAGGGGCAAGCCCTGATGGTGATGGTGGATTAGAAATAGTATTAAAAGCATACCAAGATGCTGGTATTACTTTCGTGTGTCCAAACACTGGCAAAAAGCTTAGATTATTTTCAAGACCTTTGTCTGATGCAGGTAAAAAAATATTAGAAGATCAGCCCCCAGCTTAATAAATGCTGGTTGGTGTAATTGGCAACACTACAGATTTTGATTCTGTCATTCAAGGTTCAAATCCTTGACCAGTAACTAATAAATATTTTTATGTCAGTTAATTTTAATAGTACAAGATGTAGTTATTGTGAAAGAAGATTTACTGAAAGTAATTATAGAACAAAAGAACATATTGTTCCATTATCTAAAGGAGGGAATAATTATTTTGAGAACCTTGTATGGATATGCAATGAGTGTAATAATTTTAGAGGCAATAAAGACTTGCCATATTTTTATAATCAAATAAATAATATACTTAATAACAATAGAACTATTAAGATTAAAATTTACACTTATAATAGGCAAGATTTACAAAATATGGTTAAAAACTTATCCTATTATAAAACTAAAGAACTTATGATTTCTTATGAGCGTTAGCAAACTTACGAGCTGCTTCAACACTACCAAATCCCCAAGCCTTAAGAGCTAATGCTTTACGAGTAGGTTCACCATTTGGTTTTTTCATAGCACCTAGCATACCAGCAAAACGAGCTGCAAAAGAAACTCTACGAGGGTTAACGCCAGATTTAACAGGAGCTTTTAAATTACCACCTGTTTCTGCATTGTAAGATGCACGACCTTTTGCATTTAAGCCACCTTTAGGATTTTTTCCTTCTTTTCTTTGCCAAGCTCCAGACATAATTATTTCTTTTCTTCTGATTTAATTTTCTTTTCTTGCTTTAGCATTTCAGGTGTTGGTTTTTTACCAGATCCAGCAGCTGCGCGGATGTTATCCCATAAACCTCTACGAGAATAAGAGCCATCTGCTCTTTTCATCATTTTTAATTTACTTTTCATTATTTTAAACTTAATAGGTATAATGTTGATGCAAACAACGCAGATATTTCATCTACTTGATTTTGAATCCAAGATTCTTGATAAATATCTTTTCTTTCTTTTTCAATTAATTCATAAGCAGATTTAAAATATTTAACCACCTGTTCTGGATTTTTATAATCTACAGGGCTGTCAATTTGGTATTTCATTGGTCTACCATGTATGCCACTTACGCTTTCTACTAAACCATCTGTTAAATCAAGAATACCATCATAAAACTTATTTAAAGCCTTATGTACTGCATAAGAATCAGTTTGATGATGCCAAACGACAGCTTGATCAAAAGAATCTTTTAAATAAGATACAAAATATGAAAATTTTTCTTCAGACATGTTATAATATTTTAGCTAAGATACGAATTATTTCCAATTTTCAGACTTCCAAATAGCCAAATCTATTCCAGTTAGCCCATTAGGAGGCTCAGGATTGCCGTTTTTAAGCTCTTTTTGAGGCACTTGAATAAACTTGGCGCTAATTTTACCATCAAAAACTTTATGTGGCAAATTTGAGTCGGTTCTGTTGTAATTATCCATTAAATAATTCACCACTTGCTGAACAGATGTCAAATTTTGCTCTTTTTGAATCATATCCAACTTATATAAGTCAAATCTAACTCCAATTGGTTTACTTTTTGCCATAAATTAATAAGTATTTACATAAATAGGAGTTTGATCGCCAACATAAGCAGAAAAACAGTTGAATTCAAGAAATTCCCAAGCATCTTCTTCCGAAAGCTCTACATCTACTTCCATTAAAAGTTTAACCATAATTTCTTTTGAGTAAACCAGTTGTCCATTATCGGTTAATCCAAGAATTGCTTTATCATACCCATTTGGGTTGTCTGATAAATTTGGTTTAAGGGCTAAACATTCTTCTGCTGTTTGTAAAATTAATTCTAAATCCATAGTGTTGTTTTTAAGTTTTTAATTGTAGCTACAAAATTAAGTTAATTATTCCAAATGTAGCTACAAAATTAATTTAATTTTCACCCATCCCTATCCTATAACCTACATACTTAATACCAATTGCTAGTCAAACCAATGGCCATGATCCCATATAGATACAGGATAAATTGCACGACCATACCGCAACCAATACCAAT